CCACAGCGCTGGTGGTGAAAAACACGTTTGCGCCAACGGCAGCTTGCGTGACAGAGCCAGCAGACTGAACTTGGAACACAACACCGGGGTCATCCACAACGTAAGCGTTAATCACGCCAGTGGTACCCGTGGGGTAGTACTGAGCATAGATCACTTGGCCTTGTGCGTTGATGTAAGAACAGCCAACAAACACACCTACGATACCCGTGTTAGCGGTGCCAGTAGGAAAGCCGTTGGTGGTCGCATCAGCGCCAGTTGCGGTGGCCACAGCCAGATAGCCTGACGAATTCACATACACGGGCGAACCGTTGTAAATGTTTGAGGCAGTGCCTGCGGGGTCGATGAGATACGAACGGGTTGCACCTGCATATGGTGTGCCGCCCAGCTCATTCACGGGTTTTAGCCCGTACGGGGATGCTACTGATGCCATTTAAGGACTCCTTGTTTATTTAGAACCTGAACCAAACCCCCTGCCGCCACTGACTGAGGACTTGCGGTCCGCAAACAAGGGCATACGAGGATCATTGTTTCGCATGAAGTGGTTGTCCACCGATTCCATCTGGTTTTGTGCTTGTCGGTCGTAATAGTCGTCCCGTGCGCGTGCTTTTTCGGCGATCATCTTGCAGAGCATGAGTCCACCAATTTCCACGTTCCCGGTCTTCGCATTGCCTTCAATCATCAATTCCGGATGATCTTCTGCCTTGACTGGCTCCCAACCGTCGCGCATCTTTCGAGACACGTTGGTGGGTTCAGCTTGCCCTAATACGTGCGTAGCTACCCAGCGGTACACATATCCTGGCTCCGGGGTGGGGTCAGGTAGTGCCGAGGACGGCGTATACACATAACGAGTTTGCTTGTCGCGTGACACAAGGTCACGGGGGGTACGGTTTTCAGCCATTTTGACTCTCCAATTTTGCTACTTGAGCAGCGTACTGCTGCGGGGTTAATCCAAATTTCTTTGCCAGTGCGACCTGGGTCTGAGTTAATTGGATTTTCTTGGCACCCGACGAACGGGTCGCGGGTGCTGCAACGGCAGCAGGTCGTCTTGGGGAATCACCCGACCTTGGCTTGTCTTCTGTACCACCGAAAACTTCGGGGAACTTCGACTTCACGCGAGCATCGATTTGCTCGAAATATTCATTGCTGCGGGGGTCTACCCCGTTGTTGACTAGCTTTTGGTGCAGCCCTAGTGCGTAGCTGGTGACTTCTTCGAACCCGTTGGAACCAAACCACTGGTTTTTTGCCTGCCAGCGCAGGGTTTTTTCGTCTGGTTGCGCTTGTTCGGGTGCGCTTTGACGCGTTTGTACATCATATTCTTCGGTTTGTAAAGGGGGTGGGCGAAAACTTTTCGCTTGCTCCAACTTCCACTTGGCGTCAGTAAGTGCTTCCTGCGCTGCAATTATGGCGTCAGTGTCAAACGCTTCCTGGGCATCCTTGTACTGGCGACGGGCTTTCTCCAGCTCGGCTTCCGCCGCACTTTTGGCCATGTTGCCGTACTGTTCTGACCCAGTTGAAACATACTGTTTTAACTGCTTGTTCTCGTTGATGAGCTGCTGTGCGAGACGCTCAAGTTCTTGCTTCTCGCGCATGGTGGCTTCTTTGGCCCGGCGCTCGTCATGGCGTGCGTGGGTCAACTCCTTGATGCGCCCTTTGACTTTATCGGAGTAGTTTTCGATTTCGTCGTCTGTGGGGTCTTCAACCTCTCGGTCCAGGGGCTTGCGGCCTCGGTCTTGGATGGGGGTATCGTCAACGACTTCGACTTCTACGTCACCGTCGTCCTCCACGGACACATTGACCTGGGAGGTCTTTTCGTCATCCAGTTCGTCTGGGAACTTGTATTGTTCAGCCATGTCTACTCCATCAAGCGCGGGTTAACCCGCGAGGGTCTTGCACAACAGCATCGACTTGATCGTCGTTAATCAAGCGAAACTCCTTACCGAAAATTTTGAAGCGCGTACCAGAATAGGTACGTACCAGTACAAAGTCTCCTGCCTTGCACCACGCGCCTGCGGGGAACTTGGTAGTGTCTTTGTATGCGTCAGGGCCGACCTTGAGCACAAACAGAACAGTTGTGGCGTGTTCTTCTTGGCGCATGACGGAGGACGCTTTCACCAGATCAAGCTCAGTGCCGTCAATCTTCTCAGATATGTCGGGCACCGCACACAGCAGCTTCCAGCCTGTTGGCTCTGGCAGCATGGTTGCTTTTTCATCGTTGTCTGCGTCTTCTGCCGGGGCATTGACGGGTTGGATTGCTTCAGGCAGGGCAAACTGCCCCGGTTCAAGTACGAGTTCACTCATCGGATTTTTCAACTTTCTCTGCAAGGTCAATGATGTAACGCTCTGCGATGGCCAGACCCTGGATGACCCCACAAAGTTTTTGGTACTCTTCAAAAGTGCGGCACGAACCACCAGCGCAGTCGTCTGCGTAGTTGTTCATGTCGGTGCGTATTTGTTCGCGCAATACGCGTGCGAAATCTTGAATCATTCTTTAGGGGTTTCCTTTCGTGGATTGGGTTGGTTTTCTCTGCGCTTAGCCAACTGCTCGTCAACACGCAAAAGGGCATCCCCCATCCTTTGCTGGTTGTTGAACTGTTGTTCTTTTTGGGACATCTGAAACTTGCCCACGTTTTCTGCCGTTTTGAGCTTTTGGTCTTCTTTATCCATCTGGTATTTGCCCGCCTTCGCCATGGCGTCGATTTGCAGTTTCTTCTCTTCGATGGCCAGCTTGCCAGTAACTTCCTTGTCCTTGATCTGCAATTCTTGTTGACGAATCTGCAACTCTTGCTTTTGCATCTGTAGCACCGGGTCTTGGGCCTGCTGCTGCGCCTGCTGCTGCGCAGCTTGCTGTTGGTTTTGTTGGAGCACTTGCTGTGCTGCCTGCGCCATCATCCCTGACAGCGCCACCTCGATCTGCGGGGGCAGCTTCTCGTCTGCCGGGGGCAGGGGCATACCAAGCTGCTGCTCGATCTTTTGGCGGTAACCAAACCCAACGTGCTCGGCAACGTGCGCCATCATGGCCGCTTGAATCTGCGGTGCCTTGGGGTTTTGGCCGATCAACTGCATGACGATGGGGTCTTGCATGGCCATCATGTGCACCTTGATGTGCGACTCGTGGTCTTGGTAGAAGAAGGCTCTGAGCGGCTCCATCTTGAGCGCTGCCATGTTCTCAGACACAGGGTCTTTGGGTTTCTGGTCATCAGGCAACGGCACGAGCTTGTCTGCATCCTTGATCCCCAGCACTTCCAGCATCTGGCGGTGCAACTGGGGCAAGTCGTAGATGTCCGGGGCCATCTGCGCCATCTGGATCACGGCTTGGTACTGCACAACCCGCTGGCTCATGGTGGCCGCGTTGGGGTCGCTCACCGGGATGATGTCAACGTGGTTGTAGTCCTCTTGTTTGGCACGCCTTGTGGATTTGTCTGGGTCGTAGTCGTACTCGGGGTCTGTGTAGTCCCGAATCAACCCGGCCAGCAGTTGTAGCTCTTGCTTGAAGCTGTAGTGCAACCGGGCCTGGACTGCGGACATCACCTTCAACTGCCGCTCAAGCAACGCCAGGGTCGTGCCCACGGGCGCTTGTGCGCTCATGTCCGAGACCTTCATGTCCGCCGTGGCGGCAAAGCGTCTGCCTTCCTCCACGATGGTGCCCAGCAACTGGTACAAAACGCCGCTTGGTTCTTTGTACGGCAGGGGCAGGATGTTGTCTCTGAGCGCCCCAGAGCCGATGTCTACATCCCGGAACTCGCCGGGTTGGATCGGTGTGTCGTCACCCTTAATGCGAAGTCCACGAGATTTGAGACCTCCTGGGAGGTTCGACAGCGTTCCTGCATCGACAAGCTGGCGCATGATGCTGGTGGCTGACTTGGCAAACCCGCCGATGAGGTGGAACAGGCCAAAGCCGTAGGCTCCAAAGCCTGGGATGTATTGGTAGTGGACAAAGTGTTGTCGCTTGAGTCGCAGTTCATCGGCTTCTTTCCAGTTGCGGCGGATGGCCAACACCTCGTTGGTCCCTTTTATTAGGGTAACTACGTATGGCAGTGCTATGCCCGTCTCTTCGCCGTCACCGTCTTTGTCTTGGTAGCCGTCCAAGTCCAGGTCAACGTGGCACTCAAAAATAA